GATTTAATCTGTTGTATAAATGGAGTTTTTGTAGCCATTGAGCTGAAAGCAGAAAAAGGAAAACCAACAGAACTTCAAAAAATGAATATAAAAAATATAAATGAAGCAGGAGGCATTGGAATAATTTTATATCCTTCAGGATTTGAAGAATTTAAAAAACTCATAGAGGAGGTGCTAGCGTGCAATTTTCCCACAGCAGAGTTGAGTGCTTTGAAAAGTGCAAGTACCAATTCAAACTGCGATATAAAGACAAAGTAAGGACAATACCTTCACCGGCAGCAGATAATGCTTTAATTGCAGGTTCAGCATTACATCTTGGGATTGAGAAAGGTATAGAGGCAATGGAGCAATATTATTATAATCAGTATCCAGTTATTACTGATGCTCATGTAAATGAAGTTATTAAGCTTACATCATTAGTGAAAAAGGCTCAGATTGTAATAAATACAATGCTTCATAATAAAGAGCCGACAGAAAAATATGAGTTTAAAATTGATTTTCCAGAATTTATAGGATTTGTAGACTTTATTATCCAAACACAGGATGGAAGTCTTAGCATTTATGATTTTAAATACAGCAATAATATAGAGCATTATCTGGAGTCAAAACAGCTGCACTTATATAGGTATTACTTAGAAAAACTTGGATTTAAGGTATCAGAAATAGGATTTATTTTTATTCCTAAAACAGCTATAAGGCAAAGGAAAACTGAGGATTTATATCAGTTTAGAAAAAGGCTTCATAAAACTTTAGAAGCTATGGAAGTTAAGGTGATTCAAATTCCATATGATGAGACTAAGGTTCAAGAATTTAAGCTAAGATGCCGGGAAATTATTAATGAAAAAGAATATGAAAAAACACCATCAAGACTTTGTGATTGGTGTGAATATCAAAATTATTGTGAAGGAGGACAAACAGATATGTTATTACCAGAAAATGTTAGGAGAGAACTTCAAATAGACAGGTATCCGGACATGTGGATATATGCCGACAGTTACGTTGGAAAATCAACTTTTGTTGATCAGTTCGATGATTTATTATTCTTAAATACTGATGGAAACACAGATAACACAACAAGTCCAGTTATAAAAATAGCTGATGAAGTAACTTTTGAAGGAAGACTTAAAAAAGTCAAAATGGCTTGGGAAGTATTTTTAGATGTTATTACAGAGCTTGAAAAGAAAGATAACACTTTCAAAAGAGTGTGCATTGATTTAGTTGAGGACTTATATGAACACTGCAGGCTTTATATGTATAACAAGTTAGGAATAGACCATGAGCAGGATGCAGGTTTTGGTAAAGGATGGGATATGGTTAGAACTGAATATTTATCAGCCATAAAAAGACTTAAGAATTTAGGATATCAAATAATTTATATTTCTAAGGAAGTAACTACAGAAATAACACTAAAAAATGGAGCTAAGCTTACAACCATAAAACCTAATATTAAT